TTAAGGCTCGTAATCTTCCGGTGGCTCGAAGTACTGACGACCCTCCAGCCATTTCTCGACAACATCGGTTTTCAGGGTCGAGAGGTAGTTTCTTAACTCAGGGTGCTTGTGAGCATTCGGACCAAAAACCGCAAGCAGCAGGTATCGCTCCTCATTTGGGTCTTTAGCGTAAAGGAACCACCTATCGTAATCAGCTTCCGACTCTTTGACCGTCCGATTGAACGAATTGCCGATTTTTTCCCAGCGGGCGAGGACTTCAAGCGAATCGGTAAGCTGGATATGCCAAAGCGGCTTTTGGTAGAGGGACGAGTCACGGCCCCAGTCAGCAGGATAGGGTTCGCCACAGACTTTGAAGTTATAGAAGTCGACGTAAAGGTCGTACCAGCCCTCGATCCTCATAAAGCTCTGCGTAACGTAAACGTGAGGGATCGATGCCACTTGGCCTCACTTAGTCAGTCGACCGGAGTTTTCCGGTGGCAACGAAGTAAGAGAAATCCTCATCGCCGACGCGCGCAGCTTCACGCACCACGGCTACTGTGTCGCGGTCGCCTTTTTTTACGCGAGGCTTCGGCTTAGCGCGTTGAGCCACGCGAGGGGTAGCTAAATGCATCATGCGCAATCCCTCCTTTAAGGATCGTGATATCGATACTACGGGGTGTCTCATATTTGATCAACGGGCAGGTGACTGACGGGCCCAGTAGATCGGTTCTTATCCACAGAATAGGTGCTCATCGGCATGAGAGGTGCGGTAAGTGGATTTGGCCTCTGCCCTCAATGTGCAGGGGTTACAAGCCCAGAGCGTGTTGTAGGATGCCAATGACGTCTGGGCCATCCTCATTGATCCACGTCCCATAGTGCTGCCGGATCATGTTCCCGCTCGTGTGTCCCATCTGCTCGGCGATCCAGTCGATTGAGGCCACGCCCGTGGTCAGCAACTGACTGGCGTAGGTGTGGCGGCACTGGCCTGGCCCTCGATAGCGGACCCCAGCTGCGTTCAAGTGAGCCTTGAAGAACCGGTCCCGTACAACGAAGTCGCTAACGTGGGGCAGGCCGCTTTTGGTATTCAGGAAGACGAAGTGCAAGTTGTGCTGCCGCACCGTCTTGTTGTCCCGTTCGACGATGTCGACCGTCTCCGCTTTCTTGTTCCGGTTGATTGCATCGATCTTGCGTAGCGCATCCCATGCAGGCTCCAGTAGCCGCACTCTTCGCGTCGAACGCCGGGTTTTCGTCACCCGATACGCCCCACGTACCTTGGATCGGCGGAAGGTCACCGTCCCTTGCACCAGGTCGACATCCTCCCAGGCCAGGGCAATGGTCTCGGACACCCGTGGCCCGGCCCATATCATGAACTGCACCATCAGCAGCTCTTGCGTGCGCTGGGTTGGCGTTTCGAGGATCTGCTTGATTTCCGCTCTGGTGAACGGGTCCGGCGCTTCAGGATCGGGCAGGCGGACGAACAGCCCCTCGGTTGGGTCATGAGCCACCTTCTTCCGCGTACGGTACAACCTGAAGACCTGGCGCACGTTGCTGATGATGTCGCGGATGGTCTTGTTCTTGAGGGTTTTCGACAGCGTGTCCTGGATCCACTCTTGTAAGTCCAGGTGATCGATCTGGTCGATTTGAACCTTGCCCCAGCGTGGTCGGACATGAACCTCTGCCTTGTTGGCATACCCCCGATAGGAGGTGGCGGCGACGCTGTTGCTCTTGATCTTCAGCCAAAGGTCCAAGTAGTGTCCGAAGGTGTTTTCGACCAGTCTGGACGAGTTGGGAAAGTGCCGGCTGTAGTTGAAGGTGCCAGCCTGTATCTCGTATTCGATGATGTTCACCAGGCGCTGTGCATGCTCCCGGTTGGCCGCTGTATTGCCGCCAGGTACAAGCTCCCGGCACAACTCGCCATTGAAACGAAAATAGACCCGCACCGAATTGCCACGGGCCTCTACGCCATCCGCCATGTGCCTCCCCGCGCGATGTGTTGAACAACCTGCCAGCATGCTGGAAGAGAAAAGGCCCGTTTCCGAGCCTTTCAGTGTTGCATCTGTTTTCAGGCCAAGTGTTGTCGATCACTCCTGGCGAAGTAACCAGAACAAGCCGGCGCTTTTTCTAGGTCTGGGGGCAATCCCGGATCGGGTTTCCTCGGCTCGGCGCTGAGCATTGAGTGCCTGGCGTATTTTGCTGCACTTCTGATGGTTGTCATGGGCGCGAGATTTACCGCATTGGTCGCAGATGCTTGTCAGGTCCAGATTCCAGGGGAAGGCTTTGCCGTTATTCATGAGTGGGCTCCCTGTCATATCCGAAACGATTGATAGGTGAGTGTCGGTTGGGCCTGACATTCCGTTTCTTGCTCGTCATCTACTTGGATCTCGCAGACGAACCGATGCCGCTGCCGGTTTTGGGCTGTCAGGGCATCCGTCAGACCTGGGATCGCTGCAATGCACTGTTCGTAAGCACCAGGGCCCTGCCAACTTTGAGCTGGTAGCACCTGACAGTCGGTTCGAGTGGCATCAGCACAGAGGTACAGCAACAGGAAGGCGGTCATTCGGAGACCTCCTGTTGTGACACGCTCAACGCGATGGCTATCGGCTGCACCCAAACGGAGACGCTGCTCAACGTGAATGTCTCACCGGCTTCCGCCAGCAACAGGGTGGTCCCCATCACGTCGGCAATCGCCCGTGCAGCTCGACGCGGTACCGCATTGCCGATGCGCTCGCGGTGGTGCCCGTCGTTGTTGCCGTCGAGTTGGAACAGGCGAGCATTCTGCATGCGCCGAATCTCTGCTGCGTTCTGCGGATCGGTCGACCAGATTTCGTCCGGGTCGAATAGAGATTGCAGTGCAGCAAGCTCCAGGGTGGTGAACGGGCGGTGCCAAGTGTCGTCGAGCGAGCGAATGACACAGGTTAACCGGTCATTTGGCGCCGGCATCCGGCGATCGGCTACCGACCAGCGACCATTATCGTGGCAGGCGCTGGCCGACACGGCCCCGGTGGGTTGCCCCCATCCCACCACGCCGTAATGCCCGCCGGTCAGGTAGGCATCACCTTTATCTTTCGCCATGCCCGGGCGAGGATCTGCGATCGACAAAGCGCCGCTGGCGACTTGTTGGGAACCCGTCACCGTGCGGCTCGATTGCTCCCATGGAGTGATGCGCAGTTTCTGGCTGCCCGCTCCGGGGTGCCAGTTCCGGTAAACCGGATCTGCGACGGCAAACGCGCCTTGACCGGTGGTGCTGCCGGCGATGACGGTATTGGCGGGTTTGCCCCAGTCGGTGACCAGGTACTTGCCGAAGCCCTTACCCTCGCGGCGAGGATCCTGCACACAGTGCCCTGTGCCATGGGCACTGGTGACAGCCTGAGCCGAACGGTCCCAGGGCACGATACGGAACTCGTTGCTGTGCTTGGCCGGGCTGCTGTGTCGTGGGTCGGCGACGCTGAAGGTGCCCTGTCCTGGGCTCCGCTGGCCGGTGACCACGCCGCTGTGTCGCTCCCACGGCAGGACGCCGAATTGCGCGTATTCGGCCTTATTCGTCGGTCGCGGATCCGCTACCGAGAACGCCCCGTTGGTCGGTGTTGAGCGGCCTGCGATGGTGCCGGCTGCATCCCGCCAGTCGTGCACACCCAGGTAACCGGCGCGATACTCGGGCACGATCACAAAGTCGCGTAGGTGGCCGTCCTCGATCGCGAACCGGCTCAAGCTGCGCCAGTCCTTACCGGCTTCGACCAGGGCGAGCCGCACCCAGGTTTTCCACTGCAACGCAGGAACCCGGTGCATGGGACCGGCCAGCTCGATATCACCGGCCAGCGGCATGCGGCTGAGAACATCACCTACTGCTCGCAGGCTGCGTTTCTCGGGCTCGTACAAGAAGGCCGGAACCTTCTCGACATGACGGGCGACCAGCAGGAAGCGTTTGCGACTCTGGGCCAGGCCGCCGATTTCACCACAATCGTGGGTGGTTTCGGCCACGGCGTAGCCATAGACGCCCAGCAGCTTGTTGATCTGGTCCAGCAGGTGCCGGCCACGGGTCGCCAATCGCGGTACGTTTTCGAAGACGATCAACGACACCGGGTTGTGCTTCCAGGCCTCGCACATCAGCCAGACACAGCGCAGGGTCAGTTCGTTCAGGGCCTGATATTTCGGAGTCAGACTCATTGTCTCGGACAGAAGGCCGGATGCGCCCTTGCACGGGCTGCTGATGAACACTGCGTCTGGGTCTTCGTTGCCGGCGGCGCGGCGGACGTCCTCGGCGGTTGCCTCGTGCCAACCCGCTGTCGGTTCCTGGCCGTGAAAGGCGGTGAACTGCTCACGGGTGAACAAGTCCATCAACGTACCTGGCATGCCAACCAGCGTTGCGAAGTCGCGCAGGCAGGCAGGATCGATGTCGATCCCGCCCAGACAGCGCCAGTTCGCTTGCACGTTGCCAACGACGGGCGCCGAGTCGTTGAACCCTGCAGCACCGCCGCCGAGGCCACAGCACATGTGGAAGTGTTTGAAGGTGCGCTTAAGCATGTTGCTCATGATTAACGCTCCCCCAGCAAAGCTTTGGTGAGGGTGTTGCGTTCATCTTTGTGGGTGATTTTGGACAGCGGTTGCAGGCTACGGCGTCCATTGCGGGATTTGACGACGGCAACGTTGCCATCGATCTTGACGATTTTTCCTTCGCGCACGCTGAAACTGACGCTGTGTCCGGTGCTGCGACCAATGACATACGTCACGTCATCGCCGATTTTGAAGGTGTTCGTGGTAGCCTCTGTAGCGCTACCGCTTGGGTGTTGTGCTTGCATGGTGCTTCTCCTTGGGGTGGTAGGTGTCGGGGAGTTGCCGCTCTCCGACACCGCTTTCATTTCCCGTGGGTTCGGTTCATTTCAGGCGAATTTTTCGACCGTCAGCGACTACATAGAGATTCACGTCGGACAGGCGATACTGGCCGCCGACACCTCCTTTCACGACGTATTCACCGCCGTCGTCACTGTCGATTGCGCATCTGAATGGGTAGGTGTGCACGGTGCTGCTGCGCATCCAGTTGATCTGATACGCGTACTTGCTGGTTTTTTTGATCTCGGCCAAGAACTGCGGCTCTGGTCGGTTGAGTGTGGTTTTGCCTAGCAGATCACCGGTTTCAACAAAGGCCATCAGGTACGGGAGCAGTTTTTCCACCTGTTGGTGCGACAGATGCATGCGCCCACTCAATTGCGCGCCGTCTGGCAGAGTTACTGGCTGCCAATTGCCGTCCTGCAGAATCTTGACCTCGGGACTGTCTACTCCGAGCCAGATGGCAGGTGTGTCGGCCAAACTGCTGAGTTGAAGGCTGCAACGCTCGTTGTAAAAATCACTGAATTCGATTCGAGGGAATCCTCTATGGGTGACGTATTCCTTGAAGTCGGCCTTGGTAGCCTCTGTTTGGTCATCGGGTGATGATTGCGTCTGCATGGTGCTTCTCCTTGGGGTAATAGGCGCAGGAAGTTGCCGCTTCCCAACACCGCGTTTTCAGGCCCGACGGGCCTGGTCTTGCTCGATAATTCCGATCACTTCCTCCCGGTTCTTCGCATAGGCGAATGGCAGGTCGCCGTCCGGTCTGGTGATGGGGTAACGCGTTTCTGGCAGCCGGCACTCGGCGACGGTGTAGCCGCTGTCGGTTACCCAGCAGCGCTGGACGATCTGCCCGTCACGGCTGCGTTTCGCGGCCCATTTCATGCCCAGTTCCTGCGCATCTCTTGCCAGATGGCATTGCCGTTGTTGATGTAGGTGTGCACTTCCTGTTCGGGGTTGTTGTCCAGCCGCAGGACGGCAATGCAGTCGTCGAACAGGCCTGCGTCCAGCGCACGCAGCTCGGTGAGGTTGAAGGGGTGGTCGTAGCCGTTGTACAAGCCCAGCAGGAAGCGCCCGACAACTGCGCTCTGGCCGGTATTGCGCTGGGTGACAGGGATCAGGCGAAGCAGGGCGTCGATACCTGTTGCCCGAATGGCCGGGCGTTCTGCCTGATACTTGAACAACTCATTGAAAACGTCTTTCTCAGTTTGATTGGGCATGGTGTTTCTCCTTGAGGTGCTGAGTTCAGGCGTTGCCGCGCCTGTTGTGTTACGCGCTCTGGAACACCCAGCAGCGCACGGTTAAGGGTTTGTTGAACATGGCGTTGCCGATGGCTTGCGAGGCGCGGACCGCGCTGTACATGGGCTTGTTGGTTTCCAGCAGCTTGTGACTGCGGCTCTCGGTCAGCAGTGTGCGCAAGGTTTTGAGGTCGGCCAGGTTCTGGCGGTGCACGCTGGCAAGCTCGGCGAATTCGTTGAGATTGATGGCGATCAGCTTCGGGTCGGTGCTGTGGTTGACCTGTGGGCCTTCGCCCAGGCTTTCCAGGTACTCGTAGACCTCCCAGAACTCGGCCACCAGCGGGTGGTCAGCGCTGATCGCGGCCTGACGTTCCAGTGCCATGGTGGTCAGGGCTTGGTGGGTCGTGGCTAGCTGGTTTTCGTCCAGCGGGCAGACCAGGCACAGGCAGTCGACCAGGGCCATGATCTGGCTGTGGTTCTTGATGATCCGTTCGACACGGATGTCCTTGAGCTTGCGCAAGCGCTGTTCATGCACCAGGACGCGCTCGGCAAACTTCGTCATGATCTGGGTTTCAGCACGCACAGCCATCAGCAGGAAGTGGCTTAGTTGCTCAACTGGGATCAGGTTCAGGTTGTCCGCCGCTGCCCGGCTCTCTGTGGTCACTTCCGGGCGGGCAAAGTGGGATTTGATAATCCGGGTCAGGATCGCTTCGGACGCGCTGACATCGGCGTTCTGGCTGATGGCGATGGCACCGCGAAACGGCGGCTCATACGTCTCGTTGCCGCTGGTTTTCATGCCCTTGGTACCGAGGGTGCCGCCGCCGAAAAAGTCCTTCAGTTCGTCCCAGTCGAAGCCCTTGGTGTGTGCCTTGTCCGGCTCGTTGCGGTCGCCCTCGATCAGCACCACGGGCATGTTGGAAACCTGGCCCATGGCCCGCTGCCGACCCGCGCGGGTTGATTTCGACGGGTCGAAGCCTTCGTGTTCGCGGCCCAGTAGTTTCCACAGGAAGGTGAGCAGCGTGGTTTTGCCGGCGCCTGCCTCGCCCGTGACCTCCAAGAAGGGATACGACTTGTACTGTGCGCGGATCTGTTCGGCGAACAGCGAGCCGAACCAGAAGGCCAGGGCGACGATACCCTTGGCACCGAAGCACAGCCAGAGCATCGGTAGCCAGTCGCTGCGGTATTGCTTGGCGTCACGCTGGATGTGCATCGCAATCGACTTCTGCAGCGTCTTGAGCCGCAGCTTGCCGAACTCGAAAAAATCCTCCTTGTTCACCTGGCTGATCACACCGGCACGCACAGCGATATCGCCGAACACATAGCAACCGTGTTGTTTGCTGTAGCCGATGAAGTCGATGGTCTCGACGGTTTTCAGTCCGTAGAGCTGGTCCTTGAGGATCTTGTCCAGTTGCTGGCCGCTGCCGGTGAACACCGCGCCGGCTGCCATGCTCAACAGGCGCTTCTTGAACTCGCTCGCCGCCGCCACCTGCCCACCGGTGAAGGTGTTTTTGACGCTGCCGCCGTCGTGGGGAAAGTCGACGCGGAAGTAATACCAGGACTCGTCCGTCACCTCATTACGCTGGAAGTACAGTGCCTGGGGGTAGCAGTTGGCGATTTCCACCACGCCGCCGCATTGGCGCAAGGCTTTCTCGCGGCGCTGATTGTCATTGAGCAACTGATCTTCCTGTCGCTCTGACGTTTCCAGGGCCAGCATGGCCTTGTTGAACTTCTCCAGGTCCATCTTGAACCAGTACAGACGGCTTTCGAAACCGAAGTGAAACTCGGACCGTTCGTGCCGCAGGTATATCAACATGCCTTTTTCGTTCGCGCTTTCGGCGATCAACAGGGAGCCGTGATACAGGGCGGTGCTCAGGTCTTTGTCGATTTGATTAGCACGTTTTTCGGTGTCATCGCAGAACTGCCAGCGCTGGTGTAGATCGTTCCAGTCGACCTTGCGGCTATCCCGTTGCGGTATCTGTGCGGCAGCGCACTGATAGCCGAGTTCACGGGCCTGACGCACCCAGCGCTTAGTGTATTTGTGCGCCCCTGGTTCGTTATCCAGTGCCCAGATGAGTTTCGGTAGCTTGCCACCGCGCAACCGGGCTAACTCCTTCAGCGAGTCCACGGGGAACTGATTTGACGACATGGCTGATACGGCGCTGATGCTGTTGTGCACCAGGGCAATGGCGTCAAAGATGCCCTCAACGATCCACAGTTCCTCGACGGCCAGCAGATCCACGCAAGGTGGGCACCACCAGACGCCGGTATACGAGTCGCCAGGCTTGAAGCGAGCCTTCATCTGACCGAAGCGGTGGGGGCGGTCGATCAAGCGCTCCCAGTAACCGCCCTTGTCCAGAGTAAAGCGCACGGTCGTGCTGCCGGCGTTGTGATGGTTGGACCAGTAGTTTTCCTGAGTGAACCAACCCTGAATCAGCTCAAAGCGGAAGCCGCGGGAGAACTCCAGATAGGCCCTTGCGGTCGCGTTGGGGTGCTGTTCGCTGGACGGGGCGCGGGTGCTCCAGTCTTCGAACAGGTCTTCGTAGATTTCCTTGACGTGCCAGGTCTGGTGGCATCGGCTCTCACGGCCACAGACAAGCAGCCAGGGATTGGAGTAATGGGTGTACAGCTCTTTCTTGCCACAGGCGGGGCATGTGCCACCGCGCATGTAGTCGGTGCCTACGCGGCGCTTAAGCCCATAGTCGGACTTCAAGCGTTGCAGGAGATCGGCGCGTAGTTGGTGTTCCATATTCATCGTGGGGATTTCACTTCGCCGAGGCTGTGTCTAAGGGCGCCGATCAGGCGCTTTTGCGCGGCCATCACCGGGAAGGCCGTGAGCAGTGAGGCATGCCGTAAACCTTCGGGGATTCGGCGGAAACGATCGTCGTACCAGTGCTCGTTGAACTGTGCGCTGTAGTCGGCGCGCAGGGCGTGCAGCAACGCTACTGCTTGGTATCGCGGCAGTTCTGCGGTGATGGCGATGTCGAATTCCATGGTTCACCTCGGATTTCGGGCAAAGCTTCCCCAAACCCATGGAAAACAGGGTTGGGCGGGTTGCTTAAAAAGGGGTTACTGAGGGCGTGGCGTTGGTGTGCAATCGCGCTGGTCGAGCAATCGCTGAGGTAGCAGTCGCGCGGGGACCGGGTAGCGCTGGCCGGAGCGGATGTCGATCAGACACACCATTGTCGCGTCAGGCCCAACCCCCCAATCGATGCCGACGAAGTTCGCCATGGGCTCAGGGTGTTGCTCACTCCAGGCGTCGTGCACCAGGCGTTGGGCCAGGAATACAGGTACGTCCAGGGCGACGGTCAGATGATGGACGCAGTTGTCGAACAGTCGATCGGAATCCGACAGGTACTGGTCGGCGTGTCGTGTCAGATAGGCAGCGGCAGCCCGTTGCATGCTGCTGCGGTAGTCGTGGCTCAAGTGCTGATGGTTCATTGTGCGTGCTCCAGTTGATCCAGCAGGTCGGGTTGGTTGGTCGGCTTGCGCAGATCCTGCGCAGCCCGCTGACGTTCGACGTAGGGCGCTATCGGTACCACCGTCAGGGGCTTCTCTAGGGCGGACGGGCTCAGGGTGTAATCGATACTCAGGCTGCCGTTGAAGGTCGCGCCGCACATCAGGTTCATGCACTGGAAGTAGATGGCGCGGAAACACGGGGTTTGCCCCTCGGACGTGCGAATTCGCAATGGGCCGGAGCAGGCGGGGCAGACCAGCTTGTAGGTGCTCAATGCCGTTCTCCCTTACTGTGCAGCAGGATGGTGGCCAGCACTTCGGCGTGACGGGCAGACAGGTAGCGACGGTGCGCGGCCAGGATGGCCTTGGCTTCGTCTGGTGCGATCACTCCGTCGTCCAGGGCCTTGGAAATGATCTGGTCGACCACTCCACGTTTGGCTGCCGATTTCACGGACCGGGTATACAGCTCGACGTTATCCAGCGTCTCGGGATCGGCCAGCGGGACGAACAAGCCACCGTAGAGGCTTGCGATGTATTCGGGGAGGTGGGTGGTGCCGGCCACTTGCTCAAGTACATGGATCTGTTCGTCGCTGAGGGGGCGGCAGCCAGCGTTTTCGTAGATGTGGTTGTCGAACTTCTTGAGTTCGTAGCCGATCCGGGCTGCTGCACACTCGCGTCCACCGGGGTAGTCACCGATCACGGCGCTCATCACTTGGCGCTTACTGGCTAGAACGGGACGTTTCATGTTCTGGTTTCTCCCTGGCTCCAGAGGCTGTAGCGTGCAAACTCGGTGTGGCTGGCTGCGATGACACCTTCTTTGATGCCGAGCAGCACGGCGGCACGGTGAGCTTCGCCGTAGCGACCTTTCTTGCGACCGTTCAACAGGTCGCTGACCAAATTTTTGTTCAAGCCATACCGCCGACAAAACTCGGCGATGCTTATGCCTTTGCGGTCAAGGGCCGCACGGGCTTGCTCGGGCGTAAGGGGGGCGGGCATAGTGTTCATCGGTGTTGTTTCGTGTTTGTGTGTGGTCATTCTTGAGCAGAAAAATGTTCAAGTCAATACTTGGTGAACAGAAAAATGCTCATTGCTGTTGGGGTAGGGGATCGGCTGAGGGCTGAGCGCGAGCGTTTGGGCCTGAATCAAACGGATTTCGGTGCCCTCGCCGGGGTCAGCCGAGGAACGCAAAAGGCTTACGAGTTGGAGACTGGATCACCAGATCTGCGGTATTTGACTGCGCTTGAAAAAGCAGGTGTTGATGCTCAATACGTCCTTTCCGGGGTTCGCACATCTACCTCGCTTGAAGCGTTGAGTTCCGCAGAAGCGAATTTGATCGAGAGGTACAGAGCGCTGCCTGAATTCGATCAGCAAGCCACCCTTCGTATCGTTGGCGCTATGTCTGAAGCGGCGGATGCAACTCGGAAATAAATCGACTTGATTTGTCCGATGAGTCAGTAGTTATTAAGTTTAAATTTCCTACAGTAGTTATTACCTTTGGTTCAGCATCTCTTAGGAATGGAGACTTGGTTATGCTGGATGAAGTGATTTGTAGGAAATACCCTAAAAGTATGTGCGAAGATGTCGGGCGAGTGCTCACAAATGATGAGCTGGGCTTGTTGTTGCTCTATCGATGGATGCCTGATCTTGACCGTAATTATTTGATGCGTGTTGCCGAGGTGTTGGCGGGTAGTCCACAATCCCTTGAGTAGGCTTGGCCTGTAGCAAACATAACCCATTCGCCGGTCAGGAGGCCGGCAGCCAGCTATCGGACTATTTGATTGGTTTGTTTAAATTATTTTTGTTGTCTATTTTTTAGTTGTTTTAGTTGGCGAAATGTTCGTGCGCTTCATTAGAGGTTAAGGAGGGCGACATGTCGCGTTAATGTCCTCTATCTACTTCTGATAAAAGGTGTCAATCGGCACGTTTTTGCTGGTCACCATCGGTGTCGCGATTTTTCTGAATAGTGATAAAATTTAAATTGTTATCTTTTGATTTTTACTGAATGTTTCTATATGATTTCATGGGTTGGTATTGATTCCCTATAATAATTAGGGGTGCTTTAATTTTAGTCTCGCTCCTTGGGTTTTATATGTCACTATTGGATTTTTCTGAAATTCCTCCGTCTAAGTCACCGTCACCAGACGTTAGTGCCTTTGAAAAATTTGCAAAAGACTTCTTTTTGACTATCTATAACGCTGAAGTTGAGAAGACAGTCGGGCGCGGGGCGGACGGAGGGGCAGATATTGTTGTTCGAGTTGGTGATGAACGCTGGCTTGTCAGTTGTAAGCATTATATAAAAGATTCTGTTCCTCGCGGCGACGAAAATTCACCTCTTGGGGATATACAGCAATGGGGCTGTCAACAATTTGTTGGCTTTTACTCTCCAGAGCCATCTTCTGGTTTGGAAAACAAACTACGACAGACCGCAGCCTCAAATCCTTCGTTTAAGTACCAGATTTTTGATAACAAAGATATCGAACGATGCTTAATCGCCTCTGCGTCTTCTGCTGGTTGGCTGCTGGCGTTTCGGTGGTTTCCTAGAAGCTTTTCAAGGATAGCCTCATCACTAGTCTATCCTTTGTCAGTGTACAGCGAGCAGGATGTAATTAGCGCACATGGAACTTCTCGGATACATGGAATTCCGACGTATATAAGTTATAACAAGGATGATTTGGAAGCCTCTGAAATGGCTGTCGGAGAATTGGTCTCATTTGCTAATGAGGTTGCAACCGACAAGGTGTTTCCAAATATATTCATGGAGAGGATTAAGGATTTCTGCTTGGCAGTCCCCGGTTCTTTTTTACGCCCAAGCTTTATCGAGGATGGCGATGTGTCTTCCGAGAGTTTGTTTCCTAGCTGGGATTTAGATCTAGTTAGAAAAATATGCTCGGAAAGAAACAAGCAGGGGTTAATAAGTTTGTGCAGGATTTGGTCCTTCTGGAGTCTTGAGATTGCGCAAGCTGTGTATTGCTATGGTAGGAACTTCGTGTGGTCAAGCAAAAGTAGCCATGTTGAAGTAGAAGTGACAGATGTCAAAGAGTTGCGCGAAATTATAAGAAATCATGAGAAGACTCATGAACTTGCTTTTAAACATGAATCTTTAAAGAATGGGTTCTCCCTTTCTGAAATTGCCGCAAGAGGACGAACTGCTGAACGGGGTTATTTTGCGTCCCTTTTGTGCTTTTGCCCCTCGGGGTTGTCTCCATTTATTTCAAAGGAATATGCTATATCCAAACTGGCCATTGAGCTTTCTGAAGTGGAGGCGCTCATCAATGCCATCGGGATTCTTGTATCTAGCTTTGAAGGTTGCGACAAAAATTACGTCGAAGAAAGAAGCCGGAATCTCAGAGAGCTACTTGTTTCTGTTAATTATATTGATTTTGATTATATCGAAAGGCTGAAAGACCTGAGTCCTAGTCTTAAATGTCTTTTGGTGCCAACAACTGATTTGTGGCGACCTAGTGGTCAAGTGAATAAAATAATATCTGAGGCGTTAGGTTTCTCAGTGAGGGAGTAAGTTGCAGGTGGTAACTGGGTGGCTTGTTTTTAATTGAATAAAAATAATAAAGCCGTTGTGCCAGGGCTTTTAGCGGGCTTCTTGTTCGTCGATATCAGAATAGGTAGTTTTTCCGAGCACCCACGGCTCCACAATTTGATTGTGAGTATTCCGCAAGAAGGCGCCCCCACTCATCTCGATTGTGGGCGTCTGGCCCCAAGATGGTCAGCAACAGGTACTTAGTTGTTATCGGGATCGTTCAAAGGGGTCGTACAGTAGAGTTGTCTATGCGTCCTGGCCCCGAAAATCAAGTCAGGCCTGGCTTCTTGCATCCGCTTCCACTCCCGATCCACTGCCCGTTTTGCTGACGCCTTGCTAGCGTACAGAAAATGTAAGCGCCTCGGTTTATTCTGCTCCCCAACCATCAGGGATTTCTCTTTCCCTGACTTGCCATCCCGGTAGTAAGCAATGATCCCGGTGTAATCGCCGCCCATTTCGTCGGCCAGCCCCTCGACAGCATCTTCCGATAGCTTGCTTTCCAGCTCCAGACTTAACGTGTAGCCGCTGTCGGCACTGAGGCTGTGCCGCACATTGCCGCCGTACCAGATGATGTCGTCGATTTCAGTTTTCACGCCGACCAGTGTGTAGGTCAGCTCGGGGATCAGGTCCGGGCGACCGAGGGCCAAGGTGTAGCTGAGAGTGGCGCTGCCACGTTGCAGCCGGTTGAACTCGGATCGAGCGGCGCGTAGGGCGGACTGGTGATCGCTGTAGGTGTGGCGCAGGTCCTTGAGGTTGTCTCCACCACCGGCAATGGCTTCCTGTTTCTTCGCGCTGTTGATGTCGTAGAAGTAGGCCCGCACGCCGTCATAGCTGTCTCGGTCGGCTTGCAGGTAGCTGTGTTGATCGCCGTCGGCGCGGGTCAGGGTGATGTGCGGCAGGTCCAGGCCGCTGGCGGTCTTGCCACCGCCCGCCGATAGGCACAGCAGGCTGCCGGCCTTGATAGTAGCGACCGCATCGAACTCTTCACCCAGGCGGGTGATGAGGTTGGCATCGGATTCGTTGGCCTGGTCCAGTTGCAGGATCTGCAGGTCGGCCAGGTTGCTGGCAATGGTCGCGGCGAGGCTGTTGCCGAGGGCGATATCTCGCAGCACCTGGCCCAGCGTGGTGTTGCTCCAGCTCCGTTCGCGTTTGGTTTTCAGGCTCTTGCGCAGATCCGCCGAGCGGGCGCGGATGCTCAGGATATCCGGGGCGCCGCAGTGTTCGGTTTCGTCGACGGTGTAGGTGCCCTTGTCTACCAGGCCTCGGTCGCTCCAGCCCAGCCACAGATGCAGCACAGCGCCTCTGGGCGGGATGGCGAGCAGGCCGTCGTGATCGCTGAGGGTCAGGCTGAGTTGGTCGGCCTCCAGTCCGCGGTTGTCGGTCAGCTCCAGGCTCATCAGCCGCGGATTGATGAGGGGGGCAATGTCGTTGCCGTTCACGGTCAGGCGAAAGGCCGGCACCGGATAGGCTGTGTCCCGTTCGCTGCCCTGGGAGATAAAGCCCGTCACGCGGGCAAGCTCTGCATCAATCACAGCAGCCCCCGCAGAATGTCCGCTCCCACTCGGGTGGCGGCACCGAGCAGGTCGATGCGGTCATCGTCGACGCGCTTGAGGCTCAGGGTGAACTCGATCCGCCGGGGTGTGCCGTCGCGAAAGAACAGGGTGTGGGTTTCGCTCAGGCTCTCGATGACCCACAGGCCGTAGATGCGTCCGGTGCCCTCGACCATGGGCCAGGCCTTGCCGGTATTCGCCATCAGGCGCAGGGCGTCGAGGCTTAGGGTGGTGCCGGCCAGCTCCGGGACGATGAGGCCGGGGAGGGTGATGGCGTCGTCGCCACGGCCCAGGAACTGGCGAGCCGCTGCGGCACCTATCCGGTTGTTGCCGGGGTGCCGCCATTCGGTTTGGCGCTGCATTTCCTGATAGGCCGCCGTGCGCAGGCTGAATACGAACATACCGAGGGCAAGCATCATGAACGCTACTCCGAATCAGCCAGCCGGCTGCGACGGCGAGCGGCTTTTTCGTTGTCGATCCGGGTCAACAGAGCACGCAGGGCTCTCTCCATGGCCTGCATGTCCATGCCCTGGGCGGCGGGAAAGTTAAACTCGTAGGTGTCGTGGCTGTCGTAGACCTTCGTGCTGCTGCCGCTGATGGGTGGGCGATCGTCAAAGGTCAGTGCCGGCAGGGGCGTTCCGCCCAGGGCCATGTTGCCGGCGGCGGTTAATTGCTTGCTCATTCGGGTCATGGCGTTGAGCGGGCCCTGCTGACCGCTTTCCAGACCTTGGGTCAGACCGGCCATGGTGAAGCCGCCGAGTTCGGCGAACACCTGTGACGGGCTGTGAATGCCTAGCTTTTCCTTGAACCAACCGATGGTTGAATCACCGATTGAGGTGATGGCATCCCGGATCTGGCCGAGTCCCGCGAACAGCCCATCGATCAGACCTCTGACGATCATGTTGCCGAACTCGGTGAAGCGGTTCGGCAGATCGATGCCCAGGTAACTCAGGACCGCAGCGAAGGCCTGATAGATCAGACCGATCGGACTGAAGTTGGCAAGCGTGTTGAGAATACCGCCGATTCCGCCGCTGAAACCGGCTTTGATTTCGCCCCAGGCGCTGCTGAAGTAGGCCTTTACAGTGTCCCAGTTCTGGTAGATCAGGTAGGCGGCACTAGCCAGCAGGGCCACGACGGCGGCGATGGCGAGCACGATAGGGTTGGCGGCCAGCCCCCAGAGGGCGATGCTGACCGCGCGTAGGGCGGTCATCAGTGGACCGATAAGAACGGTTGCCAGCTTGCGGAATAACCCGAGCATGCCGGGAAAGCCAATGCCGACTTGAGCCAGCAAGAACCGCAGCATGACGAAGGGGCCGAGAATGCTGGCTACCGCCAGTGCCAGGGTACCGAGTACGGCTGAAGCGATGGCGATACCGGCGGCGATTTTGACCAGTGTGCTGGCGAGTGCAGGATTCTCGCTGGCCCAATTTTTCACCGCGCGAATGATGTCGGTGATGCTCTTCACCAGTTCGCGCAGTGGGCCGTCCTGTTGTTCCTCTATCTCGATCCCCAGATCTGCCCATGCGCTTTTCAGTGTGGTGATATCGCCCTTGAGGTTGTCGGCCATGACCTTGGCGGTTTTGTTGGCTTCGCCTTGGGTTTGACGCAGTGTGGCGATCAGCGTTTGCAGTTCACCGCTGCCGGCCTGGGCGACCAGCTGGGCCATGCCTTTCACGGCCTCTTCGCCAGCAATGTCTTTGAGTAGTCCGCCCTTGTCGGCTGTACCCATCCTGGCGGTTTTGTCGTGAATTTCCTTGAGGATATCGGGCAATGGGCGCAGGTTGCCCTGAGCATCGGCGGTCTGGATCTTGAGTTGATCCAGCGCCTTGGCTGCGGCCTTCGGTGGCGCAGCGAGGCGGTTCATGATCGAGCTGAGGGCGGTACCGCCCATGCTTCCCTGTAGACCGGCATCGCCCAATTTGCCGGCCATGGCGGCGGCGGTTTCCAAATCAACACCGTAAGTCTTTGCCATGGGCGCGGCATATTTCATGGTTTCGCCGAGCTTGCGCAGATCAGTGTTAGCGCGGGTGAAGGTGCCGACCATGACGTCACCCAATTTGTCCATCTGGTCCGCTGTCATGCCCAAGCCGGATAGGATGTTGGAGGCAATGTCGGCGGTTTCTGCCAGCTCAGTACCACCTGCTGCGGCCAAGTCGAGCATGCCCGGCATGGCGGCTTTGATAGCCTTCGGATCGAAGCCGGCCATGCCGAGAAAGCCCTGCGCATCGGAGGCTTGGCCGGCAGTGAACATCGTCGAACCGCCCAGTTCACGGGCTTGGTCGCGCAGAGCCTTGAGTGCTTCCGAGTCCTTGTCCAGTCGCGTGATTGCCTGGGTTTTGCTCATGCTGGCATCGAACTCAACGCCTGGCGCGACCATGCGAGCCCCACCGTAGAGAGCTGATCCGCCGATTGCCAATCCTGTCGTCCCTTTGCCCGCCAGGTTGCCTGCCATCTGCTGGCCCTGCTGATAGGCTTTGTTCACTTGCGTCAGGCGCCGTTGCTGTTGCGTAAGGGCTTCCAGGCGGCGCCGCTGGGTATCAATCTGTCGATTGGCATCGAGCATCTGCTGTTTGAGACGTCGCTCATGCTCGCTGAGGTTGCGTGTATCGATACCGGTGGCTTTCAGGCGTTGGCGTAACTGGTTGAGTTGCTGGCCCTGGCCGACGGTCTGCTGTTTCAACCGCTCCAGGGCGAGCTTGGCCTGTTCGAACTCTCGGCGCATGGCCTTGGTGGGATTGGGCGTCAGAGCAAGCTGCTGGCCCAGTTCACGAGTTTTCGCCCGGGCTTGATCAAGCGCGGATCGAGTGCCCATCAAGCCTTGCTTGAGCTGACGAAACTCGCCTACTTGCTTCTGCGCGACATCCAACTTCTTGAGGGTGTCTCTGGCCGCCTTCATGGCTTCAGCCGTTTTGCCCGATTGTCGATGGATTCCACGCAGGGGCGCGGTGACCTTGTCGACCGCATTGAGCAACACCCGCAGCTTCAAATCATTCGCCATCGGCGCTACTCCTGATCCGCGCCCGTTCGCGCCAATCCATCAGTTCTTGCAGGCCCAATTGATCCATATCAGCCGGTGCCCAGTGAAAGACCACGGCCAGGTCGGCCATGGCGTCCTCTACGCAACGAGGGAGGCGTCCGTCTTCGCCTGCTTCTGCAACAAAAAACCGAGGATCTTGCTGCCGACCGCCATCAGGTCCGCCGGGTCCATACCGGTAGCTTCGGGGGCGGTGATGCAGGGTGTGCTGATGCGGGGAATGACTTTGATCAGGCTGGCGACATCCATGTTCAGCAGATCAATCAGTTGGATGCCGCGCAGCTCGCCGGAGGTTGGTTTGCGCAAGGCGATGCTGCTGATTTCGGTCTTACCGCGCTGGATCGGCGTGTCGAGGGTGACGGTGTTGTCATCGACGACGGGTGGGGTTTCAGCGATAACAGCGGTGGTTTCAGTAGCCATGTGAGTCTCCGGGTTTGAGGGGCGTCAGATGCCAAGGGCAGTACGCTGTTTCTCCAGCATGTCCATGCCGTTGACGTTCTCGATAAAGTTGAGCAGGTCGATTTCGATGATTTCTTCGTTGTCGACGGTCAGCTTGTAGTAGCTGCAGGTGGTGGTGATGCTGTGTTCGGTGTCTTCGCCGGGCTTGGCTTCGCCCATGTCGATAGTCTCGTGACGCCCACGCACAACGATTTCCACGGTGCTGACTTCGCCCGTGTCGTCCTGTTGAAAGGCGCCGGAAAAGCGCAGGCCGATACCGGCGGCATTGACTGCGCCGAACTGGCGCAGAGAGATCAGGTCAAGCCCGCCGGTTTTCCATTCCAACTGGATACCGTCGTCGGAGAAGCCCAGGTCGACCTTCACCGGTCCATGCATACCGCCGCCGCGATAGCCTTCCATTTTGCGACCGAGCGGCGGCAGGGTGATGGACATGGCGAGGCCCAGGTAGCTGTTGCCATCGTTGAAGAAGTTCAGGTTTTTGAGTTTGCGCGGCAGGGCCATGGCGTGTTCTCCGGGTTAGCTGTTGACCTGGCTGGCGAACTGGATCAGGTAGCGGTCGGTGATGCGCTGCCGCAGGGTCAGGTCCTCCAGCGGTGGCACGGGGGTGTAGTCATAGTCGATGAGCAGTTTCCCGGCCTTGAGGGTGTCTTTGTCGTTGGCGTCTTCGGGGTACCAGCAGCTCCCACCGATCAGGTAGCCCGCCGAGATCAGCTCGCGGAATTTGGCGTTGATGCCTTCGATGATGTCGCGCACCAGGGATGGGTGCATGGGCTTGTCCACCGCCCACATGTGCGCTTCGGCCATGGTGTCGGCCAGGACCTGGGCGGTGCGGGTGTAGTTCTCGAAGGCGAACAGCGGATCGTCGCTGCAGGTGCGGCTGCCCCAGAAGCGCAAGCCGCCCTCATTGATCAGGGTGGTGACTTCGTTGCTGTTGAGGTAGTTGGCGTCGGTGGCGGGGTTTTGCAGATCCCAGAACACGTCGGCGCTGATGCCGGTCACGCCGTTGACGGCGACGTTGGACAGGGTTTTGTGCCAGCCGATTTGCTGATCGATCTTGGCCCGCAGGCCGAGTGCTCGGGCGACCGCTGAGGCGGTGACGGTGTTGTTGGTGGTGGTGTTCCAGTTCTGGAAGTCCGGCCAGATCACCATGGTTTCACGGGAGCCGAAATTGTCGCGGTAGGCGACGGCTTCCTCCTTGGTTTTGCAGTCCCAGGCGCTGACGTAGGAGAAGGCGCGTAGTTGCTGGGCGATGGCGATCAGTGCGGTTGCTACGGGCTGGCTGTCGAGGCCCGGTACGCCGAGGATACGCGGTACCAGGCCCAGCCTGGCCTTGGCCGCAAGCAGCGCTTTCATGCCGGTGTATTTACCGTCTTCGGTGGTGGTGCCGATCAGGGCGCTGGTGGTCTCCGCTTCGTCGTCTCCTTCCTCGACGCGAACGACGATGGTGTAGGGGCGGGTCTGGTCGGCGATGGCTTGCAGGCTGGACGCGAGGGTGCCCTTGACGCCGGCTTTGCCGATGGCGGTTTGTACGTTGGTCAGTAGGACCGGAGTGTCGAAGGGGAAGAGGGTGGCGTCGGCATCTTCTGCCGTACAGACCATGCCGATCACGGCGGTCGGGATGGTACGAATCGGGCGGGTGCCGTCGTTGAGTTCGACGACCCGGACACCGTGGTGATAGTCGGCCATGGAGGATGCCTGTGCAGTGATGGAATGACAGTGCACAGGCTGACGCGCGAGGACGGCGGGGGCGAGCGATGGGCTTTGTAAGGTCTGGGATTACAGGCCTGGCCTGACGTCAGGCGGTTCCTGTCATTTGATAGTGCGTGGAATTCAACTGTCCATTACGAGCATCGCTTTGCTCTTTTCAATACTTGATCACATACAGCAAGGCCACGTTCCTGGGCCGGGCTTCGACACCACCTGAGGCATCGACGGTGACGGTGTGGGTGTGGGCCTCGCTATTTGCTGTGACAAGGGCATGGTGATGTTCACCGGCGGTAGCGACAGTGACTCCGTGAGTGTGATCACCCGCCATGTTGGTGTATTGCGTCCCGTAAACCGAATGACCACCGCCAAAACTGCCGCTATCGAGGTTGGTGGTACCCATCGTCAAGCCGTGACTGTGCGACCCGGCGGTTGTCGTCGAAGCGGAATGGACATGTTCACCCTCAGGTTGCGTTGTCCCGCCGTGAGAGTGGACTCCCCCTGCATCGGCTGTACCTGTGTGAGTATGCGAGGCGTTCTGCCCGTCCTGCCAGCTTCCCAGTACTCGCCCCGCATCAACATCGCGCCCGTCGTCCCAGCCCCGTACAAACTCTCCCCGCAAGTCCGGCAGGAGGAAGGTGGTACTACCGTCGCCTTCGCCATAACGAGTGCCAATGGTGGCAAACAGCGCGGCGTACTGGGTACGTGACACTGCCTCCCCGTTGCATTTCAACCAACCGCGCGGCGGTTCCTCGGTAGCAACGGTTTTGACGTCTCCGACATCACTATTCAAGGCTTCGAGGATCTTCTGATCCACATATTCGTGGGTGGCATAAACGATATCGTCCGAGACGATCAGTTCGATCTGGCCGCTGTTGCTGATGACAAAGCGCATGCGGACCCGCTGGGTTCGCACCGACCCTTGGCTTGGTAAGGGTTTGTAGGAGGGCGGACAATTGGCGACCGCCACCAGCTCGTCGTCCTCGTCGTACAGTCCGAGTTCCCGTACCCACCAGCCGCCGATGTCCAGCGGGATCACCAGTTCGGCAATCCAGGTGCCGGGGTTGATGGGGTCTCTGATCAGCGCGTTGAGCAGTGCCCGGTAGCGCTCGTTGATCAGCGCTGTCTGGCCGGGATCGGGTGTCGGCTCGCTGCCGTCCGCATCGCCGACGCCCATTTTCGCCAGCTTCCAGGGAAGGCCCTCGGCATTGGCTGCGGCCTGTTTGTCGATCCCGACTTCGGTCAGGATCGAGTGATAACGCGAGTTCTCGTCGGTCATGGGAAGACTTCCAGTGTGTCGATGCTGTGTTCGTGGCCGGTGTGGGCCAGGATCGCGAGGGTGTCGATGTCCTGGGGCGCAGGCGGGAAGATGTCGATGTCTTCCGCGTCGACGCAGCTCGCGCTGAGGTAGGGCTGGCCGGTGACTTGAAGGCTTACCGTCAGCTCGGTCAAATGGCGACTAACGGGTTTGGCATCATCAATTAGCAAGATGAGTTGTTCATAGGTTTGGTCGGGGTCGCCGTCTTCGGGGAGATCGAGCACCAGGCTGAAGGTGCCGGGAATTCCCTTGGGGTCGAATTCCCACCATTCGGTGATGTTGAGTGTGTAGCCCAACGGCTCGACCACTCGCCGGACGGCGCCGATGGTGCCCTTGCGCGAGTGCACGAAATACGCGGAGCGAATCGCGGCACGTTTGGCGGATTCCGGCCAGCGGCTGTCCCAACGATCCACCGAAAAGGCCCAGGCCAGGTACGGCAGCAGCGGGACCGGGCAGGTGTTCGGGTTGCAGAGTTGCCGCAAGGGAATGGGGACACGCTGGATCTGTGCCAGGGCTTGGGCCGCTTGTACTTCCAGCGGTGTGGCATTGCGTGGGAGCAACGTCGCGGTGGTCATTCGTCTTTACCCAGGCCCAGTCGAACATCGGTGCAGTACGGCGCATGGGAAAAGGAGCCCTCGATATCGACCCAGTCGTTCAGCTCTACCTTGCGCACGCCTTCGACGTGCAGGGCGGCGTGGATGGCCGATTCGGAGATTTCCAAACCCAGGCGCCGACGTTGCCGAACATAGGCCAGCAGGCGTTTTTCGGCGGCGGCGAGGATCGGCTCGGACTCTGGCCCGATGGTGTTGAGATAGAGCAGGGCGTCGACGCTGTAATTGACAACGACGGCGCTCTGTACGGTCAAGCGGTCGGCGATGGGGCGGCGGTCGTCGTCGCTGAGGTAGTCGGCGACGATGTCCAGCAGCTCCTGCTCGGCGCTGCCGTCACCAAGCGCCGATTGGACCGTGACTACGACCTCGGCGGGCGACGGGCTGACCGCCGTGGCGTCGGCGACACGTCCGTCAGCATTGCGGGCGTGGAATATGTAGCTGTTGCGTGGCCCGGCGGTGCTGAGGCCTTCCCAAGCCATTTGCGCCCGTTCGCGCAGGCTGTCGTCACCTTCCATCTGTTTGGGGATGGGGGGCACGGCGTTGGGATCGCCGGGATGGATAACCAGGCGCGCTACGTTGACGTTGGCGGCGAGGTTTTCCAGGTCCGTATCCATGGCGTTTGCCAGCAGATTCGCCAAGGCTGCCTCATTGACCCGCTGGCGCCAGATCATTTCTCGGTAGGCATTCTCTTGCAGCAGCTTGGTCAGTGGCTCTGACTCCAGCTCCAGGCGGGCGGCGATTTCCTCCTGTTCATCCTCCGGCCATAGGCTGATGGCGTAGGCCTTGCGCTCGGTCAGGATCTGCTCGTAGTCGATCTGTTCGACGACTTGCGGTGCGGGCAGTTGGCTGAGGTCGATGGGGACGAAGGTGTTCATGCGCCACCACCCAGTTGTAGCGGAACCTTGAGGCTCAAGGGCTCATTGCTGTCGACGACGATGCCTTCCAGATCTATTTCCGACTGGCCTTGCAGGCTGGCGCCGAGGAACTGCACACGGCTGAGGCTGATGCGTGGTTCCCAACGCATTATTGCCATGGTTGTGGCTGCGTAGACCCGCAGGCGGGTGGCATCGTTGAAGGGGTGGTCGACCAGTTCAGGGAGCAGGCTGCCGTATTCGCGGCGCATGACGCGGGTGCCAATGCGGGTGGTCAGGATGTCGGTCATGGACTGTTGGATATGGGGCAGTTGCTCGATGGCGCCGCCGGTTTCTCGGTTCATTCCGGGGCACCTGTTTGGGCGCTGCCGGGTGTGACGTTGCCGTGAACGTGGTTCACCTGGCTGATGCCGGCGGCGATGACGTCTTCCGAAACCGTGACGGTGCCGGTGATGTTCTGGTTGCCGGTTTGGGTGTAGTCGCCTTCGTGGGTGATGGGGCCGATGATGTGGAGGCCGCCAGGGCTGATCAGGTCGGTGGTGCCGCCGTCTGGTAGGACTGCGCGCAGGTGATGGGCGATGCTGTCGTATTCGATGATGGCGCCGTCGCGATAGGTGCGGCGGTGTAGGCCGAGGCGGTCGCCGTTGGCAGGGTGTGCATCGCTGTAGATCCCGGTCAGGGCTACACCGTTGCTGAGTTGGCCGGATGGGCTGAACAGGATGACCTGCTCGTCTACTGTGGGCGGATCCCAGTCGGTGTCAGAACCGGCACGCAGGGCGAGCCAGGGTAGCCAGCCGGTGCTCAGGGCTCCGGTTTTCACCCGGACGCGCGGGGGCTTCATCTGGACTTCGGCTACGGTGCCGAAGCGGATGAGGTTTTCGAGTAGGCGGGCGAGGGTGGCAAGATCGTTCATGGCGCCGATGGTGGCGCCAGGTGCATTCACATGCAGCTTTGTAGGCTTGTACTGGACGCGGTTACAAACCAAATCCGCTGGGGAGGGCGGCTAGATCACCATTCTTCAGGTCGTTCTGTCCGCTGGTGCAGGATACGAAGAATTTGCACTTCGTTATGGAGCAATCGATAAGGCGCTATGAAGGGATACCGGGTGAAAACCAACTCCCTCACGTCTGGCGTTTGGGAGGGCCTGCCCAAGCCGGTGAAGGTTTCCAATTGCTCTAGCGCCTCAATGATATCAGCGACTACAGCATCTGCTGATTCAGTACCTACGCGCGTTTCATAGTATTCATGAATTGACTCAAGATCACTGTCCGCTTTGTCCGTCAACGCGATGTTTGGCACGATTCACCCATTTGGCCTTGATGGCTTTCAGATCTGTCAGGTTACCTGCGTCTGCGTCTGCTATGCCCTCGGCAATTGCGTTGATGTGCCATGACTCGGACTCAACGTAACGGGCCAAGGCGCGCTTTAGGTGATATTGGCGATCACGATCCGTTGCTTGAGACAATTGATCGAGTTTTTCAACCAACTCATCCTCTACACGAAATGACAGTACAGGCGATGCCATGGTAGCGTTCTCATCTGAAAATGTATACACAGTATACGGGTGTATTGAATGTATACTCTTAGAAGCATACATTTCAACTGTTAATTGCATCGGCAGACGAACGAAGCGGTCGTGTTAGCCAGCAAAATCAGGGGGGAGCGCGCTGAAAGCGCTTTAGAAACATAGGCGAAGGGATTTTCGTAAACGACGCGAAAACGGAAAAATCGGCATTACCGTTCGTCGGAATTTCAGTTGTAGGCGCTATTATTTCGAGTGGGCTCATCAAGTCAGAAGAGCTAGAAGGCCATCACGAATCATTTCCCGCTCGGCGTCGGTGAAACCGAGTAGTTCCCGCTGCCTGTACTTGACGTCCGGCGCCCCTCGTTCAGCCCGATCCCTCAAACCGTACTGATGAACCCGGGCAATACGGGCGATCCGTCCAGTGAAACCTATGGTGATGGCGTTGGCATCGCCACGAGCTTTCAGGTATCGAGCGGTTCGCAGCTTTTTGAACATTTGCGCCTTGCGCTGTATTCGACCCACCTTGCCCCGTAGATTTCGCTGCCTGCGTGGGGCATAGGCGCCACCGTCAGGGTTGCGTTGGGCGATGATCCGCTGTTGTTGGCTGCGGCGCAGTTCCACGGCCAGGTTGCGGGCGAGTTTGCTGCGTTCGGCGGGTTGCAGTCGCCGGAGCAGTCCAGCGGCCCAGTCCTCCAGCGCATCCAGATCAGCCATGGGGCACTATCCATTCCGGGCCGCTGCCGGGCCAGTCGGGGTTACGCTGCGGCTCGCCGGGGTGGGTGAGGGTGGCGTTGCCCTCATCGTCTGTTCGCACTACCACGCGCTCGGTCAGCGGCAGACTCAGGCTCATGTCGACCTTGCTGTTGTCGATCAGATCGGCTTCGAACTTGATTCCGTCGGCAGACTTGTCGAGGTTTTCCAGCAGCTCGGACTGGTTGATCTTCAGCCAACCGAGCAACGGCAGCATGACGCTGTCCGGGTGGCCTGCGAAGTCGGTGAGAATGACCTGCAGGTCGTAGCTGTATTCGAACGACAGGCTGGCGGCGGCGGTGCACCTGACTTTGCCGTTGTCGATAAAAATCAGCAGGCGGTCGTTGCTGTGCCGAAGTTCAGGGACGGCGGCCAGCAGATGGGCGCGCAGACTAGCGGGTTTGTTCATCGGGCACCTGTTGTCGGTAGATCATGTCGACTTGCGCTGCGCAGTCGGCCCAGGCGGCTTCAATACGGTCCTGGTCGGTAAGCAGGTCGCCGTTACTGTTCGGGCGGGTCGCTGGCAGGCTGCACGGCACCACGACCGGACAGCCACTGACGATAAGCGTCGGCGCCGGTAAGGGCGGGGCGCTCCCGCAACCGGCGAGCAGCATCAGGCAAAGGCTGAGTAGCCCAATCGCGCAGTTCTGAGTTTTCACGTTTCAGCGCCTCGATCTGTTGTCCGCGTTGGGCCAGGCCCTGGCGCAGTTGTTCTTGTTGGCCGCGCAGTTGCTGTTGGGCAATGCGCTCCCGTTGCAGGGTGTCGCGCAGGGTATGGGCGGTGCTCAGATTGCGCTCGGCGTCTTCGCGGGCAGTGCGGGTGTTTTGCTCGGCCAGGGCCTTGGCGCTGACAGCGGAGTTGATTCGCTGCTGTTGCCCCCAGATCAGCAGCGCCAGGGCACTGAGTAGGGCAATGCCGTACAGGGCCTGGCGCAAGGTGCTCATGAGCGATACCAGCCGAGTCGATTCATGGTCGCTTCGTCGATCCGATCCACCGGGCCGCGAACGACGATCACATTAGCGTCGGGCATCAGGTAGCCCAGAGCCGCCACCAGATCCTGCATGCCCTGGTCTTCGGTGTTTTCCGGTACCACCAGCAGGTCGCCGTTCTGCACCTTGAGTCTGCGTACACCGTCGAGATCGATCATGCCGCGACCTCCTGACCACAACCGCAGTCGGCGTGTCGTTCGTAGGCCCGCTGTAGCTTGACGTCGTAGAGGTTGCGAGCGTAATCGGGGCCGTTGTAGAGCTTGGCGAAGTCGGCCCATTTGCGTGCCTTGAGGGCTTTGTACAGCACTGGATCTGTTTCGATGAACCGGACGAAGGCGTCGAACTGTTGCGACTCGTTTGCGCTCATGGCCGCGACAAAGGCCTGCACGCTGGCATAGCCCAGGCGCTGCCAGTGAAAGCCCATGATCTGGAAAGCGCCCCAGGAAGCGGACTCCAGGGCGGCGGTGTCATCGATCAGCCGAGCGCTACCCAGACGCTGGTATTCGGCGGTACCGCCGACATAGCCGCCGCGTTTCGGGTTGACGATGGCCGGGTGGATGACGGCGAACTGGTCGGCCTGACGTTTGAGTTCGTCGGGGTTATCACCTTCTTGTCGGGGCTGGGCAAGCTGGCGGTACATGATGTGCCGTTCGAACAGAATCACCGGCTTACCATTGTCGAGGAAGCCTTTGCCCTTGGATTCCACCTCATTGATCGCGTAGAGGCTCGCCAGCGGCACGTCGAGGCGCTGGGCTGCGGTCACCAGGTCGGCGTTTTTCAGCAGCTTTTGGCAGTCGATAGCGGCCAGGGCGGCGAAGGTCTTGGCATCGGCGATACCATCGGCAACCAATCCGACGTTCAACTGATAGGCCCTGACTGCCCGCTCGGTGGTATCGCCGAAGTCGCCGTCGATCACCAGCGTGGCGCCGTTGTGGTTCAGTTTCTTTTGTAGGTCGCGCACCGCTTGAGAGCGTTCGCCGTGGCGTAGTGGGGTCATAGTTGTTCTACCTTGCGGGTGAAAAACTTCCTGGCGGCGGCGCGGGTGCCTTCGACGCCGAGCAGGCCAATGACCCCGCCGAAAAAGGGCGCGGTGGAGGCCGGAATACCGAGCAATGCCAAGCCATGGCTGGCGGCAAGCGCCAGGGCTCCGCACAGCGGGGCCTCGATCATCATGCGACGCACCGTGCCGCCTCCGTAGATGATCCGAAGCGCGGCGATGATCAGGGCCAGGATGCCGGCGTACAGGGTCGGCCAGTGCTGTTCGAGCCAGGCGGCAAACCAGGCCCAGGTGTCGGGACGTTCAGGCATTCGCTTCATTCCATGGTCCAGGGTGAGTGGGTTCAAGAGCACGTTGCAGGCCGGTCAGTCCCATAGGTTCACCATCTGCCGCTGCGGGGCGGGCGCTTGGGCTTCGGGCATCGCGACGGCCAGGCCTTGCGGCAGCGTGGGACCGTGGTCGGCAAGGCCGTGGTTGGCCTCGAGCACGGCCTCGGTCACGCCTGCGGTGCGTCCGTAGTGGCGCCAGCACAGGGCATCGACCGTATCGTTCTGGAAGGCGCGGACGATGGTTGCCATCAGATCAGTTCCACGGTGGAGCGCCGTTTGCCCTGCAAGTCACTGATGGCCCAGCGTTGGTCGCGGCGGTATTCGTCGATGCTGGGGGTGAGTTGGTCGGCGTTCTGATGGCCGGTGTTGGTGCTGTCGTAGGAGCGATAGCGTTCGCTGATTTCAGCACCGGTCGCGGCGTAGACGGCACGCAGGTACAGGTGGATCAGCTCGGAACGATCGTTGACCTGGCCGGCGGGTACGTCCGCCAGTTCCTCATAGCCTTCGGCCTGTTTGCTGATCCGCCATGTAGTCAGCTCGCGATTGACGTTGATGGCGGCGGCGATGGCGGCGGTCTCCAGTCGTACCGAGGTGACGCTGGAGTCGATGCGCAAAGTGCCGCGCAGCTCGTCGAGATCAATCGGGGGCCAGAAAGGATCGGTGTTGATATGGCCGCTTTCGGTCGGCCCGTCCGCTACGAATCCGCTCATGGACAGTCGCTCTGTTGTAGGTCGCCGGTGGTCTGGGCTTCACGTTCAGGGGGGGGCCTGGCCGATCCGCCCCGAGCCGGCGGGGTGCGTGGGGACGCTCGGTTAACCGCCTGGGGCGGTGTGTTTTTTCAGAAGGCGCTCGGCGCTTTCCAGATCCTTTTTACCGCCGCAACTGTCGTGCAGTTCGATGGCTCGCTTGAGCAGATCGATGCCGGCCTGAATCTGTCCGGGTTGACCTGCGACCTCGGCGCTGATGCCGTCCAAGGTGGCGCGACCCATGGCGAGGTAGAGCTTGGCGCGGGCTTGGTCAGGCATGTCCTGGGCGTCGGTCAGTTCGGCTGTACGGTGCAGGATGGCAAGGTCGAAGGGCTCGCCAGCTTTCTGCGATTTCAGGGCCGCCGTGGCGATTTCCTCGGCGATCAGGCAGCCGGTGGTGCGTTCGAAACGGTCGGGCATCAGCAGTTTGTGTTGGAGCACGTAGGCGGCAATGTCCAGTGCGCCGCTGTAGTCGCCGGCATCGATGCGCCAGACCATCACGGTGGTCATGACTTCATCTTGAGCACCGTTGCCAGCCTCCAGCACGCCCTGCACGTAGGGGATGTATTCGGGCAGAAGCTGGAGCTTGAGCGCAGCTTTGCCTTCGTTGGATTGGATCTGTTTCAGGCGCAAGCGATCCTGCAAGAGCTGATTCAGTTGGTGTTCATAGGCCGTGGCACCCTCCATGGAATGGGTCGGGGCGGCTTTGGCCGACTCCATGGCCGCACGGGTGCGGCGCTGGTGGGCTTGGGCAAGGCTGAGGGCCATGATCAATCCTCGCCGCCAGGTGTATCGTTTTCAGGCTCCGGCTTTTCCAGGTCGATGACTTCGATGTTTTCAATCACGCAGCCGAGGCCGTAGTCCTCGACGACATAGGCTTCGTTCGACGATTCGAAGTTGCTGACGCGGCTCCGCTCGGGCTCTTCCTTCAGGTAGCGACGGCGGGCGCCGATCAGCCAGTAGATGGCCAGGTTCTTGAAGGTAGTGATCATGATCGCGCCTTCCTGGATGTACGGCACCTCGTACAGCGGCAGTCCACCTACACGCCGATGGGAGATGATCAAGTCGCTGGCGAGCACTTCAGTGGATTCTTGATCCTTGTTCAGCAAGGCCAGAAATTTGTCGTGCACCAGCTCGCGTCCGGTGATGACCACCAGGCCGGGGTTGCGGCGATACCACGGATCGAGCAACTGGATGGCGTCGTAGACCAGGGCGTCGATGTTCTTGAAGTCGCCGCCCTTGCCGATCAGGATCTTGCCGGGTGTTGCGCCTTCCTTCAGCACCCGGTCGGGGGCGTTGTTGCGGTACTGCTGAAACCAGCCGATGTTGACGTCTTCCAGCAGTGGGTTGGCGTCGCGGTCGGTCTGATCGGCAGCCTGGAGGCCGTAGAAGCCGATTTGAATGCGGTCGAGGGCCTGGCGCTGGGCGATGGCCCCGGCTAGCCGAACCTGAAAGTCTGGGAACTTGGCCCAGGCGTCCAGTTGCTTGTAGGTGACAAAGGTGTCGAAGTCGGTGTGTACAGCCTTGTATTTGTCGCTGGACAGGGTACCGATGCTGCGCGGCTCACGCGCCCGATGTGTCGTGTCGGTGCGGCTTGCCACGGTGCTACCGACGCCCAGCCCGACTTTCTCGCCTTCCTGTTCGTCGACGCCGATGACGTTGATCTTGCCCAGGAATTCGCTGGATTCCTGGATCTTGGTTTCCAGCCGCTGCTGAATGGTCGGGTCGACGTTGAAGGTCGCGGTGGTCGAGTCGACGCCATTGAGTTTGGCGACTTGGTTGAGGTAGGCGGTGTAGAGCTTTCGAGTCTCGTTGCGCATGGGGTTCTCCGGTGGTGGGCTGGGCCGTCGGGTCAGAATTCGGCCAGGGCTTGGTTGCCGCCGCCGGTAATCGGTGGGCGCGTGGTTTGGGTGTGGTCCTGGGTGTTGCTGAGTCTGGTTTTCAGGTCGCTGAAGTCGGTGCTCAGTTGTTGGTGTTCGGTGCGCAGTTGAGCGAGGGCTTGCTGAGCGTTGCTGAACTGATCGGCGAGGTCTTTGCCGTGTCCTGCGATGGCTTCGACGGCCTGACCCAGGGCGGAAAACTCGCCTTCGTCCTTGGTTTCCTTGCGCTTGAGCAGATCCTGCACGCGGCTGAAGAGTTGCGCGCCGAGGCTGGGTTTGTCCTCGTACTCTTCGAAGATCAGTTCGATTTCCGTCGCGGCGGTGAACAGGTTGTCGGGTGATTGCTTGCGCGATTTCAGCGGGCTGGCGTCCGGGTTCTGTGCCGAGAACGCGAGCATTTCGGTGCCGAGGCTGGCCGGGGTGTCGGTGACGCCCAGGCCCATCAGGTAGGCCTTGCCGGTGTCGGCGAATTTCTCGCGGACTTCGATGCTGGTGAAAATCTTCTGCTTGAGCTTGTTGACCATGCTGACCAGGTCGTCGGTGGGTTCGATCTGGGCGAACAGGGCACGGGTGGTTTTGCCGTCGATTTCAACGTCATCGGCCTTGAGCGCGAGGATGTCGCCGTAGGCTCGAAAGGGCGAGTCGGGCAGGGTGCCGCGGATGTGTTCCATCCAGACGCGCGCGCCGTATTTGCTGCGGTCGTAGGTGGCGGCCATCTGTTCGATCCAGTCGCGTTCGATGCGGCGTCCATCGGTGGTCGCACCTTCCACGGCGACCCGGAACCATTTGCTGCGAAATTTCTTCATGTCGGGAGTCCTCAATGCGTTGAGCGCTGCAATGAGGGGCATGGTCGTGACGCGCGCGAATCGCGGCAACGAGAGGGCTTTGTAAGAGGGCGGGGTACAAAGGGCGCTGCTATTGAGTCTGGGGCTAGGGCGGCAGCATCGCGGCCATGACTACGACGGAATTACTCCCTATCGATACCCGGCGCCAGGCCAAGTTCATGTACTGGATGGGTTGGCGCGTCTGCGAGATTGCCGAGGCCACGGGCGAGAAGGAGAAAACACTCCATAGCTGGAAGGCTCGCGATCAGTGGGACCGGGCTGACAGCGTTGAGCGGATCGGCGGGGCGCTGGAAGCGCGGTTGGTGCAGTTGATCCTCAAGGACAAGAAGAGCAACGGCGACTTCAAGGAAATTGACCTGCTGCACCGCCAGCTTGAGCGACAGGCGCGGATTCAGCGGTATCAGGAGGGCGGCACTGAAACCGACCTCAATCCGAATCTGGCGAAGCGTAATGCCGGGCCGAAGAAAAAGACGCCGAAGAACGACATCAGCGAAGAACAGATCGAGCTGTTGCGCGAGGCGTTTCTTGATGGGTGTTTTGATTATCAGAGGGACTGGTATCGGGCGGGCAATCAACGGACCCGCGTCATCCTCAAGAGTCGGCAGATCGGTGCCACCTACTACTTTGCCCGTGAAGCGTTTATCGATGCGCTGGAGACCGGGCGTAATCAGATTTTCCTGTCCGCCTCGAAGAATCAGGCCTATCTGTTTCGAGGGTATATCCAGGCTTTTGCCCGTGAAGTGATCGGGGTTGAACTGACCGGTGATCCTATCGTTCTGCCTAATGGTGCTGAGCTGTTTTTCCTTGGGACCAATGCTCGCACCGCTCAGGGCTACCACGGAAATTTCTATTTCGACGAGTTCTTCTGGACGTTCAAATTTGAGGAACTGAACAAGGTTGCCTCGGGCATGGCGATGCACAAGAAGTGGCGCAAAACCTACTTTTCGACGCCTTCCAGCATGGCGCACGAGGCCTACACCTTCTGGACCGGCGAGCGCTTCAACAAGGGCAAGCCAGCGGTGCAGCATACGAAGGTGGACGTGTCCCACGGTTCGCTACAGCAGGGGCGATTCTGTGAGGATCGTTTGTGGCGGCAGATCGTCACGATCCTGGACGCGGAGCAGGGTGGTTGTGACCTGTTCGATATTGAGGAACTGCGCCGGGAGTACAGCCCCGAGGCGTTCGCCAATCTGCTGATGTGCGAGTTCGTCGACGACGGGGCGAGCATCTTCCCGCTGACGCTGTTGCAGACCTGCATGGTGGACAGTTGGGTCGAGTGGGCCGAGGACTACAAGCCGTTTGCAAAACGTCCGTTTGGCGACCGTCAGGTGTGGGTGGGGTATGACCCCGCTGAGACGGGGGACTGTTCCGGGCTGGTGGTCTGTGCGCCACCGACGGTGCCAGGTGGCAAGTTTCGGGTGCTGGAGCGGCATCAATTCCGGGGGATGGATTTCGCCGCGCAGGCCGCGTTCATCAAGGGTGTTTGCGACCGCTACTGGGTCACCTACATCGGGATCGATGTCACCGGTCTGGGCAGTGGTGTGGCCCAACTGGTGCGTCAGTTCTTCCCCAATGTCACCACCTTCAGCTACTCGCCCGAGGTGAAAACCCGCCTGGTTCTCAAGGCCTATGACGTTATCCACAAGGGCCGGCTGGAGTTCGATGCCGGCTGGACCGACATGGCGCAATCGTTGATGGCGATTCGTAAGACGGTCACGGCGGGCGGGCGTCAGTTCACCTACACCGCCGGACGCAACGACAACACCGGCCACGCCGATCTGGCGTGGGCGCTTTTCCATGCATTGCACAACGAACCGCTGGAAGGGCAGACCTCTGCCAATACCGGGCGGATGGAGATTTTTTAATGGCGAATCGTCGTAGACAGCAGCACTTGCCCGCCGCTCAGGCCCCGGCGCAGCAGGAGTTCATTCCGCGCTCGGAAGGGAAGGTCGAGGTGTTCAGTTTTGGCGAGCCGTCGCCGGTACTGAGTGGCCGGGATTTGTTCGATTATCTGGAGTGCTGGTTTAACGGGCGTTGGTATGAACCGCCGATGTCGCTTCACGGGTTGGCGCGGTCGGTGGGATCGAGTGTGCATCTGCACTCGGGGCTGATGTTCAAGCGCAATCTGTTGAGCAAGACCTTTATCCCGCATCGGTTGTTGTCGCGGGCAGCGTTTGAACAGTTCGCCTTGGATTTCCTGTGCCTGGGTAATGGTTACCTTGAGGCGCGCCGGTCGGTGCTTGGTACGGTGCGCGAGCTAGTGCCTCCGCTGGCGAAGTACATGCGGGCCGGGAAGGATGGGCGTTATTTCATGGTGCAGGGATGGCAGCAAGAGCATGAGTTTGAGCCTGGGACTATTTTTCATCTGCGGGAGGCGGACTTGCATCAGGAGGTATACGGGTTGCCGGAGTGGATCAGCGCCTTGCAGTCGGCGTTGCTCAATGAGTCGGCGACGTTGTTTCGGCGTAAGTATTATGAGAACGGTAGTCATGCTGGGTTCATTCTTTACATGACGGACCCTGCGCAGAATGAGGCGGATGTCGATGCGCTACGCAAGGCGCTGAAGGATTCCAAGGGGCCGGGCAACTTCCGCAACCTGTTTGTGTACTCGCCGAACGGGAAGAAAGACGGCCTACAAATCATCCCGGTCAGCGAGGTGACGGCTAAGGATGAGTTCAACTCGATCAAGAATCAGACGCGTGATGATGTGTTGGCGAGCTTACGTATTCCGCCGCAGTTGATGGGGATCGTGCCGCAAAACGCTGGTGGTTTTGGGGCAATAAGGGAGGCAGCTCAAATCTATGCTGCTAATGAGATTGAGCCTATTCAGGCAAGGATAATGCAAATGAATGAGTGGGTTGAGGATGAGGTTTTCCGCTTTGGACGTTATGCGTTGGAGATGAAATGATATTTTGCTGTTGGAGGGGCGATATCTGAGAGGGTCTAATTGATCTTCTCAGATATTATGAAGGTTATTTTTTTAGGTAGTTTTCTAAAGTTGAAAAATTTTGGACTAGTGGAAGTAGGGTGTCTCTCGCTTTTATGTAATATGATCTGCTTTCTGAACGGAGAACACAACCAAGAGAGACGTGAGCGGGGTTCTCTTCGATAGGGGAGTGATCAATGTTGAAAGCGGTTTGATCATTGATTTCTAGCCGTCGTGCTACTCCGCATTGAAAACGAGAGATATGAGGTTCAATTCTTTCGGCTGGATTTTTTGAAGCTTGTGATATTGCACGGTTTTGCAATGTTTCATGTTGAACTAAATGTTCGGAGTCCAGACTGTATCCACGCTCTTTCAAGTCTTGGATGCTGATGGCTGATGGTAGTACTAAGCCATCTTTAATTTGTTGGGTGGCAAAATTTAGGCGTAACAGGAAATGGTCGTCGTGAATTACGTAATCCATTACAATGAGCTCGCACTTTATGTTATTAGCAGTTTTCTAATTATTTCTTCTGGAAGATCGGTGGATGCTAATGCATCATCCATGTAATATTCAATTCCATCAGATGTTTTGGCATAATAAGAGTAAGAGCCATCACCAAAAAATCCAAGATCTAAAGTAATAAACTCTGTTTTCCAGAAAAAATTTATCTCGCCATCGTTCGCTGGGCTGATTATAGGCTCAGAAATTGCATGCGCATCAAATACCAGTCGCGCGAATGCTTCAGCGTCAGCTAGCGTTTGCAACGGAGGGGAGATCGAGTCAGACCCATTCCAGCCGTTGTTAAGCTGCCGCAGTGTGTTTATGGCATTCAGTGCTCGCTGCATAGCGCCTCCGTCAAGCATCCTAGCTTCGGTATCAGCAGTATGGTCGCTTTCTTGATGGGTGCAAGTGGCGTACCCGCTGAAATTTACACCTGTCACGAGGCTTTGGGCGCTGGAGGGGGTAAGGGAAAACTCGTAAGAATTACTGGATTTTTTGACCGGTAAAATCACATCGGGGTCAATTGATGTGATCGTACATAGCATGGTGAGAGCGGTGAGACTTACCAGTTGCTGGGCTAGCTTGAACTCTTGAATGTTATTCATATGTGGGCTCCAAAGTTGCTAGGCCCGTTTCGCTTAAACAATCGAAAAACATTTTTTTATTGATGGCGTGTAAGGAGTTGAGTTGAGTGTCTAGGTCTGTAAGGAGTCGTGGTAAATGAGCGTTATTTATACTTCTTACTGTGTCAACTTCAATCAGTACGCCGGATGTTACTTTTCCGCTGTTTGCCAGTGTTACGGTGACGTTTCCTGCAATTTGAAGAATGTTTGTTGTGTCATCTTCTGTTATTTCAGTTCGCAAGAGTGTCTTTTGTGGGTGTATGTTTTGGTCGCCAATTGATATTGATGTCGATAGGTAGTCGCCAACATCATCGATAAGGCTTTTGTCTAGAATGTCGGTATATTTGAGGGAGTATCTTGTGATGGGGCCGAGTATGTTCAGAGCTGCTGTTTTGTCAAGGACGTCAAGAATTTTGCTCTTGAATCTTATCCATCCGAGATAGGGGATTGTGCAAGATATGATTATTGATTTGTCCCCGATGGCTATGTTGAAATCGCTTATGGAAAGGCGAACCATCGGGAGGTACTTTAAGTTTTGGTCAAAATCTTTGATTTGTTGTGGTATATCTGCATGTGGCAAGCGTTCTATTGAGCTTCCACCTAGTGCGGTGAATAAGTGGCCTGGTAGGATGTTTGATACAGGAATAGAGCTGTCAAACCGTATTTCAAAAGAGGCGTCTACCAAAGGTTGTTTGTTCAGTTTGGTAGGAAGTCTTGACATCATTAATAGCCCCTCTAATTAGTTGTGCGTCCTGCACAACGCTATAGGACAAATCATAGGCTAAGCACTGACTTGTCGCTGATCTGCGTCGTCCATCGCTTGCCAGCTTTATGCCATCATCTGGCGCGTCGCGCAGGATACTTAATTTCTTGAGAAATTCAAAGACCGTGAGATGAACGGCTTGGGCGTGCATGTCCAGTAGCTTGATTTCGGGCGTATGGCCGTGCGAGATCATGTGCTCGCGCGCCGTCGTCCCCCCACCTCGCCTGCGGGCTAAATGGAGTCTTTTTTCTGCACCTCTGCACCTGGTCAAAAGCGGCCACCGCCGGGGCTGGGGTTCGGGTACGCGGATAGAGAAAATCCTACGAATCCCTGCAAAGGTCGTTACACGAAAAGGTTGCGGTGGTGTGGCTGGAGCGGCAGCCCGTCACTTGATCAGGTACGTCCCGATTTTCAGGAACGCCACCGGAAAAAGGTAATTTAGTAATTCGTCGGCGAGAGGGGCGCTGAAAGCCCTGTATTCACTGGGTTTCGCGGGTTACCTGATTGAGTAACTTTTAGTAATGCAGCAGGTAATTTTTTCGTAAGTCATTGATTTTTAAGGGGTGTAACAACCTGAACAATTACCTTGAAGAAAAGTAATTACATAACCTCTATATTACTCAGATATTACCTTTCCGTTTTTGTCTCAAAGCCTTGAAAATCAAGGGCTGTAGCGGGTTACCTGGTTGAGCTTACCTAAATTACCTTTTTCCGATGCTTTTCCCGAAAATCAGGGAGGCGCCTATAGGCCGGGCTGGCCACGCTTGCCTCAGGCATTCATGGGAACACGATGGGAACGCTTCGGCGCAGACCACTGCGCTGAAACCCTTGTAAACCGGGGAGCGTCGTGCGCGATTTTGGGGGAGGGTGCTTTCGAATCTCTCCTTCACCGCCACATTCAATGTACGCAAAACCCCTGGTTTTCTTCGGAGAACCAGGGGTTTTGTGGTTTTTGGGTACATATTTTTTGTCCTCTTTGCTGACTGACTTGTGCTAGAGAAATAATTTCCCTAGAGTCTTCATGTATGGCGACCCTGCACAGTGAGCGAAACTGGAAAATCAAAATCTACCCTGACGACCATGCACCACCGCATTTTCATGTGCAAACGCCTGATGGCGAGTCGTTGGTGCTGATAGAGGGGCTTTGTGTGCTGGGCCGCGGTGCCAACCCCAAAGCCTTGAAGGCGGCTTTGTTGTGGGCAAGGGCCAATATCGCCGAACTATGGCGTGTGTGGAACGAGCAGAACCGGAGGACTTGA